GTGCCGATGGGGGGATAGCTTTTGCCTTGGACATAGTGCAATTCCATTCACTGTATGCGCATACAGTAATTGCAAAATTTTGGGCTGTCATCTGACAAGAAAACGCACAGGTTTTCAGTCCTGAAATACCTGATGTAGGGGCTTTCCAGGCTTATCAGCTCGATTTATGTAAACTTTTCGCACAGATGCTTTCGAGAGGCAGAAAAAAGCCCGCAGGCCGCGGGCTTTCGAATTGTTGTGGGCGCTCTAGATTCGCCCGAGGACCTTGCTGGGCCCAAGTATTGCGCCAACATAGTGGATGGTTTCAATTTCTGTCCATGCCACCATTCTGCGATCCCCATAGGCAGCGTTGATGGACATCAAGCTGACACCTTCTTCGTTCTGGAAGAGGAGCTCTTTGACCATGCTCTGGCCGTCAGTTGTTGTAACCATCACGTACTCACCAGGGACAAGGCGGTGGTTTGGTTCGCATACTGCCACCCAGCCACTTCGAATGGCCGGCGCCATCGAATCGCCCCGCAGCCTAAGCGCGTAGGCATCATCGTCCTTTGAGTATGTTTCAACCCAGCCGCCAGAGTTATCCAAGCTGAGCCAGTGGCCGTCAGGCCCCAGCTGTGCAGTACCCACGATGTTGATCCTTCGAGGTGCTGAGATGATTGGCGGGCCGGGCTCGACGTTTCCATCGCCTGGAATCATCGGGCCTTCCTCATTGGCTAGCCAAATAGGGGAAACGCCGCACGCTTTGGCGATCTGCGCCATGAAAGCGGTGGCCTTTGATTTGCCCCGCTCCAAGTCAGAGATCGAGGTCTGGGTCATGCCCGCAGCGGAAGCCAGCTGAGCCTGGTTCAGCTGTGCATGTTTTCTCGCGAGCTTCAATCGGTCTTTGAATTCCATCCCGCGAGTATTACGGGCGCTCCCATATGGTTGCAAATCGGATTCCCCATAAACTACCATACGGGAAAACCCATATGGAGTGGTGTCATGACCTCTGTTTACAAGGACCTCGTCGCCCATTTCGGGACGCAGGAGGTTACCGCCGAGCGACTCAGTGTTGACCAGAGCACAGTCTCCGGCTGGGTGCGCGGTAAGCACGGGATGTCTCCTGTGGTGGCTAAACGAGCTGAACGCCTCACGGAGGGCAAGTTCAAGAAGGAGGCTCTTTGCCCCGGTTTCCCGTGGGACGAAGTCGCCTGACGAGATGAAGTATGCGTGACCTGGCCTTGCGCCAGTAGTGGGTTCGCCCTGCTGTTCATCCGTCCAGTACCTGAATCGCAGGCATAAAAAAACCGGGTGGCAGCCCGGCTTCTTCAACAGCAAGTAACGAGGTCGATTATGCACTCTGCAATGGATGCAATCAACACCGCACCCTTGGCCGTTTCACACCAGAAAGCCTTCCACAAATCCGCCGCACTCCATGCCGCGCGAATGATTCGCCTCCAGTACGCAGCCACCTCGAAAGCCGCACTCCGTCGTGAGTGTGTCGAGCATCTGCGGGCATCGCTGTGCGGAGGTGACGCGTGAGCACTGTCACCACCATCCAACCGAAAAGCGGATTCACCCGAATGGACAACGACCTGTACGAGGCCCTGATAGGGGCTGAGCTGTCAGGCCGCGAGCTTCGTGTCGCCCTGGCAATCCATCGCCAAACCGCCGGTTACAACCTGGAGAGCGCCTGCATCGCGGCGTCGTACATCGCCCAGATGTCCGGCATCCGCCGTGAGGACGTGTCCCGCGCAATCTCCGAGCTGCTTCGCCAAGGGGTGATTCACCGTGAAGGCGGTAGCCGCAGCCCGATTGGTTTCGCCCCGGTCGGCGAGTGGAAGATCGACAAGAAAAACACCCATCCGAACAAGCCAAAAGAAGTGCCACAGTGTGGCGTTTCCGCCACGTCCAATGTGGCGTTTCTACCACACAATAAAGACAGAAATACAAATACTACTCCTGACGGAGTAGTCGGCGCCGGCGAGCGTCAACCAGCCCAAGCGAAAAACCGTCGGCAGAAGCCAGCGATGGAATCGTGCCCGTACCAGGCCATTGTCGACCTGTTCCACAAGGCCCTCCCTGAGCTTCCAGGCGTAGCAATCCTGAACGACACCCGAAAGCGTGCCCTGCAGGCCCGCTGGCGCGAGAGTGACGTACATCGCGACCTGGGCTTCTGGGCTGATTACTTCTTCCAGGTGAGCACCTCCGCCTTCCTGATGGGCAAGGTCGAAGGCCGCAACGGCTCGAAGCCTTTCCGCGCCACGTTCGACTGGCTGATTGCCCCGTCCAACTTCGTGAAGGTGGTGGAGGGCAACTACCATGCATGAGCCCTACAACGCCGAGGCCGAGCACGGCCTGCTGGGCGCCATGTTGCAGCGCCCAGAGCTGATCGACACCCTGTCCGATGACCTGTCGCCTGAGTCGTTCTACTTCGCCGAGAACGCTGAGGTGTTCCGAGGTATCCAGGCTCTGCGCGCTGCCGGTAAAGCCGTCGACCTGCTCACCGTGGCCGACCATATCGGCTTGCTGCACAACGGGGAGCGCGCCCTGGGGCACTGCGCTTCCCTGGTCCACAACACCCCGAGCGTGGCCAGCGCTGGCACCTATGCTGGCATCGTTCGGGATCGGGCCATTGAGCGCGCCTTGTACGACTTGAGTGACCGCACCCTGGAGATCGTGCAGGGCAGCGGCGACATCCAAGACAAGATCGCGGCCGTGCAGGCGGCGGCCATGGGCATCGACGCTGGCGGTGATGGTGATGAGGTCGTGAAGGCAGCCGACCTTATGGCCGACCAGCTGGAGGTGTGGCAGGAGCGTCACGACCGGCTGTCACGCGGCGAAACGCTGATCGGCCTGTCGACCGGTTTGGCCGATCTGGACCAGAAGCTGGGCGGCTTGCAGCCCGAGCAGCTGATCATCGTGGCGGGGCGCCCGGCCATGGGCAAAACCACCTTGGCCATGGGCTTCGTGCTGGACGCCGTGGTGCGCCAGAAGAAGTCCGGACTGGTCATCAGCCTGGAGATGAGCAAAGGCCAGTTGATCGACCGCGCCGTCGCCGCCGAAGGCCGCATTCCGCTCAACCTGATCAAGAACGGCTCCGCCTGCGAGTCGCATGGTGCCGAACTGTGCGCTGCAGCGGCCAAGCTGAAGCGCGCCAACCTGTTCATTGCCGACCGCGCTGCCGCCACAGTCGGCCGCATCCGCTCGCTGGCTCGCCGGCACAAGATGCGGTACGGCCTGGACATCCTGATGATCGACTACCTGCAGCTGATGGACGGCGAGGGCGGCAACCGTACCGAAGCGGTCAGCAGCATCAGCCGCGGCTGCAAGCTGCTGGCCCGCGAGCTGGGCATCCCGGTTGTGCTGCTGAGCCAGCTCTCGCGCAAGTGTGAGGAGCGCCCGAACAAGCGCCCGGTGAACTCTGACCTGCGCGAGTCGGGTGCCATCGAGCAGGACGCCGATGTGATCCTCTTCGTGTACCGCGACGAGGTCTACCACGAAAACAGCGAGTTCAAGGGTGTCGCCGAGATCATTGTCGGGAAGGGCCGGGACATCGAGACCGGTACCGTCCGCGTGGCCTTCCTTGGCCAATACAACCGTTTCGAAACCCTTTCGGCCAGCTGGCAACCGCCGGTGAAGGCCCCCAGTAAGCCCGAGCGGCCGTTGTCGGCCCGCTACGCAAGCAAGGAAGTCGCATGACCTCACCCGCCCTTCGCCCGTACAAGGCCAAAGCGGCTCGCGCCAACCCCGTCGATCGGGAAGGGCAGGAGCAGGCCGCGCTGATGAAAGAACTGCAGCTGCGCTACCCGCGGGCCTACAAGCTGATCTACCACGTGCCGAACGGCGGGCACCGGGTCAAGGCCGTGGCCGCCAAGCTGAAGGGGCAGGGCGTGAAGGCCGGCGTTCCCGACCTGGTGCTGCCCATGGCGCGCGGCGGCTACTTCGGCCTATACATCGAGTTCAAGGCCATGCCGCCATTCGATGCACCGGTATCGCCGAGCCAGGACGCCTACCTGCAAGCCTTGGCCGCCCAGGGCTACCTGGCCCTCGTGTGCCGGGGCAACATCGACGCGGTCGAGGCCATCCGCGCCTACCTGCTGCTGCCTGCCACGGTGGCCGCATGAGCGCGACCCGGGAAGTGAAGCTGAGCGAGGCCGAAGTGCGCCGGCAGGCGGCCGACAAGTCGGTGCGCGACCTGCGCGACCCGCGTCACCCCGGCCTATACCTGCGCTTCTGGAGCAACCGCGAGCGCGGCACCTGGCACCTGGTGCGCGGAAAGAAATGGGTGCCGGTGGCCCGGTGGCCCGACCTGACCGTGGCGGCGGTGATTGCCGAACTGCCAGCGCTGCGTCAGCGCCTGCTGCGTGACCCGGCTACCGCGCCGGTGGTGTCGGGCATGGCCACGGTGGGGCAGCTGTTGGACTGGTACGGGGACCGCATGGCCCGCGACCGCTCCCTGTCGGCGAAGCGCAAGGCCGGCGCCCGATCCGCCATTGCCCAGCACCTGAAGCCGCGCCTGGATGACCTGGCCGTGGCCGACGTGAATGCCGAGGAGCTGGACAAGCGCCTGATGTGGCCGTGCCAGGCCGAGGTATCGCTGTCCTACCTGCGGCAGATGTTCGCGCTGCTGCTGACCGCGTTCCGCCAGGCCCTGCAGCTGGGGCTGATCGACCGCAACCCGATGGCCGGGATGCGCTTCAACGATTTCACCAAGGCCCGGATCCTGCCCAAGGCGGCCCGGTTGCGTGGCGTGCAGCTGCCCGAGCTGATGCAGCAGCTGGCCCAGGCCTTCGAGCAGCAGCCAGGCGACGCCATGCTGGCCCTGATGATGCTGGCCCACGGCACCCGGATTGGCGAGACCCGCATGGCGCGCTGGAGCGAGATCTCCCTGGCCGCTGCCGAATGGTTCATCCCGGCGGCGAACACCAAGACCCGCACCGAGCACCGCCTGCCGCTGACCACCCAGGTGGCGGCGCTGCTGACCCGGTACCGGACGATCCAGCAGGCCCGTGGCTACGAGGGCGTGTACCTGTTCCCGAACCGCCGTGGCCTGCCGCTGAGCGAAACCCAGGCAAGCATGGTGTTCACCCGACTGGGGCAGGGCCAGTGGACCAGCCATGACCTGCGCAAGGTGTCCCGTACCACCTGGACCGACCTCGGCATCGACGGCCACATCGGCGAGATGCTGCTGAACCACACGCTGGGGAAGATCGCCAGCACCTACATCCACACCCAAGCCA